GTTGTACCCAGAGAAGGTCTTCCCACGGTAGGTGATTGCCATCTGTCTCCAGATAATTCGGATTACTCAGATTACCGGAAACTGCAGCAAGGTTTTGCAGGAGATGCAAGTTAAATCTGGATTAGTCGAAATGTCGGATGATCTCGTAGGCAACCTGTGGGACGATTGCGTTGCCTAGTCCTTTAAGTCGGTCCACCCGATTTGGTATCCCATCAGCCACTCGACCCACTGCGGGTTCAGTTTCCCAGTAGGACGATCCGATTCTTTCGTAGGCCACATCCGTGCTGCATTCGCTAGGGTCAGGCCAAATCCGTTGCCGTTCCCTGAGCTCTCCTTTGCTCGAGCTCGTCTCTGAAGCATCTTGTCCAGATCCTTTGTCTCGAACTGATTGGCACTTGGAGTGGGCCACATCTTCGCCTGCTCGGCTAGACCTTGCTGTTTGCTGTTCGGACCTCGACCTTTCCATTCCACTGCTGTCGGAGTTCCCCACATTCCTGGCGATGATCCAGACTCGGTCTCTGCGGTGGAGGGCATTCTGGCTGCAAGCTGGAAGTATAACCGTCCCCGTGGCGTAGTCTTGGGCTTCCAGGTCAAGTAGCACCTGGTCGAGAGCCATGTTGATGATGCCAGCAACGTTTTCAGCAAGGACCCAAGTGGGTTGTGCTTCGACAATAACTCGGAGCATTTCCTTCCAGAGGTAACGGTCATCCTGTTTGCCTCTCTGCTTCCCGGCAGCACTGAACGGTTGGCACGGGAATCCGCCTGTGACGAGATCAACCCCTCGGAAGGGGGTTGCGTCAAAGTCGTGGATGTCTGAATGGATGGGTATACCTGGGAACTGTTTCCCCAGAATTCTTCTTGGATAATCTTCATATTCTACAAATCCTACTGTGGTGAAACCTGCCCAATTTGCAGCAAGCGCAAAACCTCCAATTCCACTGAAGAGATCGAGATGGGTTCTCACTCCTCGTCCTCCTTGATCCGCGATGGAGTTGGACCCATCTGATTCTGATACTTCCCTCGGTACGGTCTCTTGGATTGTCCATGTAGATTGTGCATCACCAACTGGCAGATCCGCATGCTGGGTTTCAGCAAGACGGGAGCATTGGATTGGTTCACCAGTTCCAGCGTGATCTGTCCGGTGAATCCTGCATCAATAAAACCTGCATTCTGCACTTGGATGCCCAACCTTCCCACACTCGATCTGCCGTGCACGACTCCGCACATATGATCTGGAATCTTGATCAGTTCATTGGTGCTTGCCAGCACAAACTTGCCTGGGTAGAGCACAAAACTCTCAACGGGTGCCAGTTTGTGGGGGTAGTCTTCCGTAATTGTGAGGTAGGGACGATCCTCCGGCAAGTGCGGGACCAGGTAGTCTTCTGCCAAAGTGAGATCCACACTGCAGGGGCCGAGATGCACATCTGAAGGGATGTAGCCAGAGTGGATTAATTCCATCAGTTTCTCGTCAGATAGGACCATAAAAATTTCCTATATATATATGGTATAATTTACTGGGGAATTTCGTTGGAATTTGGTTGGAAAAAGTTGGAACCTCAAACCACTCCTCCCACGTTCCTCCTGCGGCCTCGTTTCTTCCGTCTGTACTGCCCTGATGCTCCTGCTGCTGTACTCGCAAAGGTCAGCACCAACGAATCTGCAAAGTCTGTCGATCTGCCCAACCGTTTCTTGGTCTCGGCCTTGGATTCCACCAGCATCTTCCCCGATGAGTTGAACGAGTACCGTGGGGCCGTTAGGTCTGCAATCAGAGAATCATCATTCGGGATCTGCACTTCTTCGTTGAACCAAGACTTCGTCAAGTCCCAGAGTTCTGCACGCAGATTGGCATATCGATCTGCCATCGCTGGACTCTCTGAGACGTTCACCCCTCTGGCACTGATGTCCAACTCCCGCAGTCGGTCCAGCACTCCTGCCCCCAATCCAATGCTGTCCACCAGGATCTCCTCTGGAGGTTCGTCTGCCGAGTTCAGCAAGTCCAAGACTCGGCCGCTCAGTTCCATCAAGGACAACTTCTTCCAGCTGTGCAGGGCCTGCAGGTGTCTGCCCTGGCGGATACAAAGCACACTGGCATCGTCTCCGTACCTCGCGACATCCAATCCCCAGACTACGGGGGTTCCTTCCGGTTGCTCGACGACTCTCTTTGATGCCTGCTCCACGGCATGCAGAGAGATCAGGGTGTCGTCCTCGGCAAGAGGGAATTCTCCCAGCACTCGGACTCGGAATGCGTTCGATTCCTCTCCATACTTGATCTTCAGTTCCTCAATGAAATCCTCACTGACCAAGTCACTGTCCAGACAGGATACCCTCCTGGTCCACCATCGATCCCTTAGTCGTGTATGCGTCTCATAAAAATACCCACTGTTGCGGGTGCCGTTGCCGATCAGTAGGACCGAGGCATTGTGAGAGGACATCGAGGAGTATGCACTGACATAGACCTGCTCTGGGATTGCACTCGCCTCATCGAAAATCAATAGAACATTCTCTGCGTGAACCCCTGCCATTGCCTCTGGGGATTCTGCACGACTGGTCCTTGCACTGATGAATGCCTCGGTGGGACTACTTGCCAACTCGATCCTGTCCGATTTCATTTCCAACAGTGATTTGATCGGAGTGGGGAGTTCCTTGATCCATCTTTTCACTTCTGCGAACAAGGCATCGTACAACTGGGAAGCAGACGGTGCTGTGCAGACAATCTTGACGGGATACCTTGTGAGTAAGTACCAGATCATCAACCAACTGGCACAAGAACTCTTGCCACATCCATGTCCAGAGACCACCGAGAGCAAAGATCGTTTGTCCTTGCCTACCTTCTGCAAGACCTCCCGTTGCCAGTCTTGCGGGGTCACTCCCAAGAGGTCCTCGACAAAGAGATCTGGGTGCCGTTCGTAGGTGAGGATCAGTTCACTGAGCTGCATTATTGGTCCTGTAGATCGTCAATGATGATTGCGCCTTCCTCTCCCCAGACTTTCTCGGCACTGATCTTCCAGATCGAGGAGTCTTCTTCTCGCAGGCAGTCGAAACTCTTGATGAAGTTGTCCAGGTCCGGTCTCTGTCGGTGGGGGGTGCTGACCATCTGCAGGCGTTTGCGTTTTGACCAGGAACTCGGCATTGGCACGATGAACCGGACATGGAAGGCATCCGGCAGTTCCCAACCCTCTGCCTGCACTCGCATCTCGTCTGCAAATGCTCGGTAGGACAGGACAGAAGGTCTGCGTTTCCACTTGTCTGCCCTCGTCATCCTCGGCTTGGCAACTGGAGAAATTCTGAAAATTTTTAGCATGGGTGTGCCGTTCTAGGTTCTAGGGGGTACGGGGGGGGGTCATCCTTAAACATGATCCGCGTGGTCAGGTTCCAGTTTCCGTTCTGTCTTCTTGTAGTATTGGAGTTCCAATCTGAATCCATCTACCTTGAAAACGTATTCCTCCCCACAATCTCCACACTCCACCTCGACACTGGGGAAACTGTTGATCCAACCTCTCCACATGGAGTGGGCATTGGTGATGTTCCAGTTCTTGCAGTCTGGACACTCACTGTGGATCTCTTCAACCAATACATTGCAGTTGTTGTGGTCCTCGTTGAACTTCTCGATCCACTCTGTCTTGGTCAGTTTCTTCATTCGTTATTCTGAAAATAGGTTGGAGAGGTGGAGGGGTGCGCCCACGCACCACCCCTCGGTTCGACCACCCCTGGGGGGGGTCTGCGAAAATCTGTGATCTGGACCGTCCCAATGTTTACTTTTATAATTAGTAAACATTCACACCCCCATGTTTACTGGCCTAGCGAGGAATCAATCAAAACACTAGGTTTTGTAACAGAAATCATTGTCAGATAAATAATAGTTTTAATGTCGAGCATGTGCGTATGATCAGGTGTGCGTAATGCTAACGGGCATCTGCTCAATCCTTGGGCTTCTGCTCAGACTTGTGTTCAATCTCCGCTTTCCTCTTCGCAATCTTCTTCATCGTGTCCAAGTGTTCCTTCCTCATCGAGTGTTCCACAGACACATCCTTCTTCATTCGCTCGGCAAGAAACTCCGGATGATACTTGGCACAGATCCACTGTCTGGCGCGGATCGATACATCTGCAGCTCTGGGATCAATCCGTCCCTGCTCACATTCCTTCGCAAGATACTCAATGTGTTCTGCATGACGCATTGCCCTCTCATTGAGAGCAGACATATAACGTTCCTGATGATTCCGGTTCAGCACCTGGTACAGTGCATACCTCGTCATGCCATACAGTTCTGCAGTCTCCTGAAGACTCTTACCATCAGCAATGTGATTACAGAAGGCTTCGACATCCTCATCAGAATATTTCCGGTTAGATTTCTTGGGTGCAGTCATCATCATCACTGGGAAAGAGTTTGAAATAATCGGGATGGTTTGGATGGAAGACCTTCATCGGCAGGAGCATCCTCCCCTGTCGATCTTTCCGTCGTGCCCAGTCAGCACACTTGAACTTCCCACAGAAATCATCTTCCGAGACGACCTCACCTTTCGGCCTGGTTCTTCGGCAGAGGTTGTAGTGTTCCGTCGCATAAAAATGACAGCAGTTCTTACAGATCCCTGGAATGTATTGAACCTGTGCGTGTTGGATTTCAGTCATATTTCCTATCTGTTCCTATCTTGTCCCTATCTTGTCCCTATCTCCTTAAAAAACATAGGGACAGAATTACTTCAATAATTTAAGTTATTTACAACGCAAAACACTTACTGTCCCTATGTCCCTATCAAAATCGTGCAAAACACTGGGAAAGTACAGATCCCCCTCTCTCCCTGCTCCTATCCTCTCTCCTTTTCCTTTCAATGTTTTCTTATAGAATAGATAGGGACAATAGGGACAATAGGGACAGCCCAGTATTTATGCGGCCTCCAGCGTCCCTATCTCCTTCCCCAACATAGGGCCAGATAGGGACAACCGGGTCATTTTTCTGGTCGATACTCATAAACCCGTCCCTCATCAGTCCGTACTCTGCACCGTTTCCAGCGCAACTTCTTCATGATGTTGCCGATCCGAATCTCATCCTGCCGTTTCCACTGGTTCTTGTGTTCAAAGTCCAGAGCCTCTGAAAACAACTCTTCCATCGTGGCAGCATGTCGTTTCTCCAGCCATCGGCTGATGGGACCCATCCAGGCATCATCCTGATCTCGATCTTCCTGCAGCAGCAACACGGTCTTCCGTGCAGACTCACCGAGCAGGAAGGTTTCTCCCTGCTGGTAGCGCCTAACGGCTTCCGCCAGCAGAAGATCTCGTTCCTCTCTCAGCAGAGTCAGATCCACCTGCCCACACCGAACAGGCCAGAACCTGCGGTTGCCTGTGGCATCATTG